GAGGTCACAGGAACGGATTGAACGGAAGATTCGGGAGATGGGTTCGACTGCGCTCCTGTTGCGCTGGAGCGGTAGACGTACCTGCATTGGACGTTTTGCCGCACGTTTCCTGGAAGTGGCGGGATGATGGTAGCGCCCGCGCCAGCAGTCGGCGAGGCCATGATAAGCAGGATGCGCCCTGAGTGATACCAGTAATCGTAATCAACCTCAATAGGGTAGATGCCCGCTGCCGGAGAATTCACAACTACGGTTGTCGTCTGGTATGTTCCTCCTAACCCGGAGCTTTCATAGGCAATCGGCAACAGAGGATAGCCGTTCGCAACCGTGATCGTTTGTCCTTGGCTGGAAATGGTGCTTGTTGCCGAGGAAACTAGTTTCACCCCGCCTCCAATTCCCCAGATCATGTTGTCTTTTGAGGTCAAGACGAATGTGAAGTTTCCGGCGGAAGGGAAGTAAATGTTTCCAGTCAGGCAGAAGTTGAAATTTACGTATAGAGTGTTGTTCTTGTTGGTCGTAGTCAGAGGAGCAGAAAATACAGCAGTCGCGCCCGTCGCCACACTCTCAGGGCTTAGGTGCGTCCACATCATAGGCTCTAAAGTTACATTCGTACCGCCTGATATGTCTATTCCAGGGAGTCCTGGGATACCGGCGGCTTGAGGGGGAACGCAAGAAGAGCCGAAAGAAGCATCAAAGATAAACGAGTTCCCCGTGGTAGTGCCGATAGCATTAGAGATACTTTGAACCGGCCCACCGCCGCCGGGATCGTCTGCGTTTTTCCAGATGTATTGCGCGACTGGTCCGGAAGTCGGAGAGTTGTCAAAGTAGGATAGAGTCAGCGTTCCCATGATCGCAGTGACGGACGGTAAGGCGTTCGTGGTCACGTATCCGGTCATCGAAAAAGCCCCAGAGTTAGAGTTGAACGAATTGCCTGCCGAATCAATACCGATCTGAAACGCTTGAGCGCCATAAGGGACAGTGATTCCGTTCACAACCCCGATGACTGCTCCAACATCTACCACAGAAGGAATGTAGAGTGGTGCTACGCCAGCAGGGATTACGTTTCCATTACCGTCCGTAAATGCTCCAATAACTACAGTGGCGCTTGCTGGAGGGGTTACTCCTGTACCTATTGCCATCACATAATGGCCGGGGTTTGTCGATGAACCCGTAGATGGGCCATTAGTTGTAGGGGTTGCAGAGGCGTTGCCGTTGATATTCGCCGTTCCGGTCAGCGTAGAAATCGTGATAAAAGAGGCATTGGAGCAGTTGATAACGAATGGCGCAGTCCCATCCGGGGAAGGTTTCGGATAGCCGTTCGTCTCGCCATAATTGTAATTAGTATTTGCTCCGCTATAGTTGGTCCACGGAATCGCGGTTGCAAGAAGATTATTCGTCCCGGTAAATGCAGCGTTCGTGTTTTGAGTCGAGACAACTGGAGCAAGTTGCGGCTCTGCAATACCCATCTTGTAAACCAGGCCGTCTGAGCGTACCTTCATCATGCCGTTAGACGAAAAATTTACAGCAGCTCCAGCGGGAATCAGAGCGCCGTCATTCCAGTGCGCTCCAAGGTACTCCGTCTCCAGTGTTACCGCGTCTTGAGCCGCCGCGTCCGCTACATACATCCACGGCTGAGGAGAAGCGTTTGGACGGAACGGAATCAGCGCACACGGATTGCCGGTAAGCCCTGTAGCGATACTGGTAGAACCGTTGTAAAGAACCGTTCCTGCCCCGGAGATGACCGTGTAGCCGCTCACTGGGCCATTAGGAGTGGAATCATTTAACCGGCGGACTGTGTGGGGAATATCTGCCGCAACTATGTAATAGATGGTAACAACGGCGTTGTTTAAATCAACCGTATAGGCTCCGGTAATGCTAGAACCAGAAGCCGTAAGAATAAATTGTAACTGCCCAGCATTGATACTTGCTGGAGTAAGAGATAATCCGAGAAGATTTCCACTCCCACCAATAGATGAAGAATTAGGCGTGGTATTCAACGTTGTAATGCCGCCCGATCCATGCACCCCATTAAGATATGCATCGCCTGACAGGGTTATGTAAGTGGCAACATTCCCATACGCCGACAACGCCAGCTTTATCCCAGTTATTACCGCGTTAGGCGGAATAGATGGATTATTGACCGTAAGAATCAGGTTTCCTGAAAGGTTATACGGATTTGGAGCGGTAGGACCAAACGATACAGAAGTATAAAGAGATGCAGACGTGGCATTCGCTGGATTTGTCCATGCGGGGTAAATCCCAACAGCGGCGGTCGTGCAGGTTAGAGTGGGAGTCGAAGTACCCGTTGTTCCACCAAGGATAATGATAGGAGGGGTCAGCAGATTGCGGAAATTGATTACACCGGCGGCATAGGCGAAATTGATTACACCGGCGGCATAGGCGCGGACATTCGCCGCGATTGAGCAAAACCCGGCCTTTATCCGATTGATCGGCTGCGCCAGCGAAAGTCCGTGGAATCCGAGTGCCATCTACCGCTTCCTTGCCGCGCTCTTGCGCTTCGCTTCTTTCGCGGAATTGCCGCGCTTCCGTTTGTGATCGCCCTCACCTTTACTTTTGAGAGTTGTACCGTGTTCTACTTTGTGCTTCTTCCCTGCAACCACAACATCCTTCGCATGAGTTTTTATGCCGTGAATGTGGGTATAGGAGCGACTCTTTCGGTATGCTTCCTCAGACTTAAAATGCTCAGTCGGCACGTTCTCCCCCTCTCGGAACAGCTTCGTCCTGCAACTTTCCTTCCGACTTGATTACGTTCACGAACGGGCCATATGTCAGCCAGCGGGAGTTTCTCGCACCAGCCGCCCGGAAGAAGTCTTTAAGCATTGGCATCGTGGTAATGAAATCTTGCCCTCCCATTTTGAAAGACGCGATGTGATGCGCGTAATTCAAAATTGCCTCAAAATCGTCCCTCGCACACTGCACATACACCCCGGTAGAATCCAGCAAGGGAGCATTGCCGACAAGGTTCAAAGTCAACTGCTGCCCGATTCCCGGCGTGGGAGCTACCATGTCCATTCCCGCCTCTACCACTTGCGGGAGCCATGCGTTCGACTCCTGCCAGCCGGGAGCGTTGGCGTCCATCTCCGCCAGAGAAACTAAACTTGCCACCGCTTCATTGATATGCGCGTCAACTAGCCAATTCGACGCTTTCATCAACTCCAACCCTTGCGTGTACCGCTCCATGCAGTATGCTGAACGCTGCCGATCTGTTCCCTCGGACTCGATTCCCAAAACGTCCGCCAGCGCCCCGTACATCGGCAACCAACTCCAATCGTCAGGAACCCCCAAAAGCGAAGCGGCTGGTGGAGCGAATGTCGGAGCCGAAATCAGCGCCAGCACGTCGAAGTTCCCCGGCGTGTTCGGTGCCAGGTCAGTATCGAACGCTAGTGGAGGCTCCGAAGCAACGGCCCACGATTGTGGCCAGCCGTAGGTCTGCAAATATCCCGGCTCAAACGCTTGGAATGATTCTGAGTCCTCGCGGGTCATCGTTACCGGCAAGGCAAACTGGAGCGCCGTACCTGCCAAACCCGCCGAAGTAGGAAGCGAGATCGAAACGACTGTTCCTGTCACTCCGGTAACGAACGTCCCTGCCTGAATCCCCGTTCCCGTCACCATCTGCCCTACTACGACCCCCGCCGCTGATGCCACAGTTACCTGAGACGCGCCGGAGGCTGCTGTGCCAAGGGTGTTAGCCATCACCGCCAAGAAACGCATCCTGCGAGGCTCCAGTGTGGTATCTGGGAGCAGGTTACGCCTCACCCCCGGCGTTGCGCTGATAGGAGAGAGTTGCGCGATATTGCACGAAGTCGCCTGAATAACCTCTTGGACCCGCTTTTGAAGCGCCAACTGCAACTGCGCGAGGTTGAACTGATTCGTCCCCGCCCACGCCCCCGCGTTCAACTGCGGTTCCAAGAGCATCGAGCACATCTGGTCATAGAGGTACTGGTCAGTGACAGAGCGTAGCCGCGAAGAGCCTGTCAGCGTTCCGGTATTCACCCACTGACCTTGCGCTGGCGCGATTGAGAAGTCCGAGTTCCATTGCTCCGTGAGGGCGTTCCATATTCTCAGAGATTCTGTCAATAAAATCCAACACTCCGCCGCGCCCCAAAACGTAGAGCTATTGAGACGCCCTTGGAGAGCGGTAACGGCAGCGGATTTTGTGAGCCACGAGTATGTAGCCATTCATTTTACTCAAGTACCAAGATGCTGACCACATCAGCGGATGTTCCGAATAGATACCAGCCGTTGAGGTTTTGAGTGAGAACCGCCGTTGGGATCACAAGCGGCGGGCCGGTAGTCGGGACTGTGACTCCAACCGAAGCGGTCACTGTAGCGTCTCCCACGTTGAAGGTGTGAGCCGCTGGAGCGATCACGAGTGTCTGAAACGGGGCGCTCGACGGAACACCTGAATCCGACGCCGGAATAATCGGCGTTGCCACGGCAGTCAAAGTGACTTTCAAAAGGTACATACTAGACTCCTCTCCCGGTTGGGTATCCACCGAGGTTCAATTTTCCACCCAAAGTTGCAAACGAATCTCCACCCTGCCATTTCCCAGGTTGATTCACGTGAGTCATATTCTCGCCATCCAAGTTGAGATCGACAGAGAACACCTGCTCGAAGTATTCCTGATACTTTTTCTGCGCTAAAGTTGAAAGCAGGACCATGCCCTTGCCGGAACCAGGAGTCTTTCCTTCCATCTCAGCCGCTTTGTCGAGAAGCAGAATTTCTTTAGCCTTGAACTCCACCATGTTTTCTGTGATGGGAGCTTGAGGCATCATCGTCATCCAGTCGCTTTGAGACTGCGGCAACTGGCCCAGGCGTCGATATGAGAGCGTATATGGGCACAGATTCCCTTGCCACGGATACAGTTCAAACCGCTGCCATCCATACGTTGCACTCCCCGGCCTCTGGTCGATTCCAGCAGGCACAACGTTCGTGGGAAGCGACTGGTCCTGCCGCTGCGGATCGAGGTTCGCCAAATCCGCTCGCGTGAGGCTCCAGAAATCCAATGGCTGATTGTTGGTGAAATCCTGAATAGCGATCCACTTCTTGAAATCCCGCACAGGGGCAACGAAGTAATGCTGGTAGATGAAGTACGG